ACCAGGCAGGTAATGAACCAGATTCAATTGACTCAATGAGTTGGTTAGTGAGTAGCTCGTATTGGTCGTTAAATTGCTGTGCTTTCTTTTTCATTGATTGCTCCTATATAAGTGTATCGTCAACTACAAGTAGATTAAATCATGTATTGTAGTCAGTTGTCAATACCATATATAAGGAATGGTTAAAATAAATTGATTCACAATCAAGCGCCTTTTTACTCATCCCTTGCAAGCTTTGCCAGTGCACTAGCTTGCTGTCTTGATGTATGGCGCTTGTTATGCGTTCTAAACACTCTGAGTAGTGTAAGATGGCCTAGCGCAGTAAGTCTAGGCAAGACTTAAAACAAGGCGCTGGGCTTCTTGAGGGGCGGGGGGGGCTTGTAGTAGTATGTACCTATGAATATACCTCCCACAAACATCAGGAGAGAATTTGAAGATAGCGAAATTTAAGACAGAGTCGATGGAGACACTGGCGCACAATGCGCCTAAGATAGCTTCTAGGCTGGTGGAGATTGCTTTGCATGATGACCATCCTAGGCAGTTAGAGGCTATTAAGATGTGTATGGATCGTCTAGTGCCTATACAGAAGGCTGTTGATGATACGGCTGGTAGTCGCCCTATAGCTATTAATATACAGGTTGAGTCAGCCAAGAGGGTTATAGAAGCTAGTTAAGGTGTGTTAGTATTGCCTTATCTTTAACGCCTTTGAAGGATGTTGATTTTAGGAGTTTAGAGGATTTTGGGCAAATGACCATGTTTGACAACGAATGTGAAGGGATGTGTGGTGTTTAAAAGGAGAAAGATATGGTAGCCCCGTTGTTAGTGCCATTAGCGATGACAGTAGCAAGACATATAGCTAAAAAAGGCATGACTAGTGCTTTAAAAACTTATAAGAACAGGATGTCCACTGCTGCAATTAAGCAAATTGGCAAAAGAACAAAAGAACAGATGGATATTGTTAAACAAGGAAACGCAAGGATAAAAGTAGCGCAAAAAGTCGTAAAGGTAGCGCAAAAAGATAAAGAGAACTTTATAGCGAGAGGTAAGCCTTTTAAGAAGACGGATACAAAATTTGGCGCAGAGGGCAGGAAGGCGTTGCGAGAAGCAAAAGACAGGGGTGAGTTGCCTGAGTCCATGACACCAAAGAAAGCTGTAGCATTGTCGTTAAAAAAACCTGACACAAAACCATTTAGCTATCATTTAGCAAATAAAAGGATAAAAAAAGCACTATATGTGGGGCTTCCTGTTGCGGGGTATATGATCGGCAAATCCAGCAATGACAATCAAACTTCTCAAAACACCAAGCCAACATTTAAACAAGCTTTTAACAAAGCTAGAACTAACAACCAAAAAACATTTCAATGGCAAGACAAGAGTGGCAAGGTTAAAAGGTATACTACGGAAATAGCGGAAGAACAACGCAAAAAATTTCAAGCTGCGGGACGAGGGGCAGGAACAACTCGTTTAGGTGGCAATAAATAAAGAACATAAGTGAGTGATTTTAAAGTATCTCTACACCCGCAACAGTTAGAAGTTTACAACGACCCTTCTAGGTTTAAGATTGTTGTGGCAGGGCGAAGATGGGGCAAATCCCGTCTAGCTTTATATACGCTTTTTATTGAGGCGTTACGCTCTAAAGACCATGATGTGTATTACATAGCTCCGACCTTTGAGCAGGGAAAGCGCATTATGTGGCGTTCCATGAAAGAGGTTGGTAAGGGTTTAATTGAGTTTACCCATGAAAACACAGCAACCATGCGTTTAATTAACGGGCGTGAGATTCATATAGCAGGAAGTGACCGTCCTGACAGTTTGCGTGGTGTAGCTATGGCGCACTGTGTTATTGATGAATATGCTTCTATCAAACCCATGATATGGGAAGAGATTGTCCGTAGTGCTTTGATTGACTCGAAAGGGTCGTGTTTGTTCATTGGCACTCCTAATGGAAAGAACCATTTTTTCCAATTATTTAATTATGCTATTGAAGCCGATGATTGGTCAGCTTATCAGTTTAAATCAATGGATAATCCGTTTTTAGATGCAAAAGAAGTCCAAAGAAGTTACGACAGCCTTTCGACACAAGTAGCGAGACAAGAGTTAGAGGCTTCTTTCGAGAGCTTTAATTCGGGCATTTTCAAAGAAGAGTGGATTACCTATGGCGAAGAGCCAGATGATGGGGATTGGTATGTGGTAGCAGATTTGGCTGGATTTGAGGCAGCGACTAAAGGTCGTGGCATTACAACAGCGAAGTTGGATGAGACAGCTATATGGGCGGTTAAAGTCCATGAAGGGGGCTGGTTTCTTGGTGATTTAGAACATGGAAGGTGGAATACCAGGGAAACGAGTGTTCGTTTACTTCGTTTAGCCCAACAAACAGGGGCAAGATGTATTGCGATTGAAAGAGGGGCTTTAATGAACGCTGTAATGCCTTATATGGAAGACCAAATGAGGCGAATCGGTTTTTACCCTAGAATAGAAAGTGTATCGCATGGCGGTAAAAGTAAGGTAGACCGTGTAGTATGGGCATTGCAAGGTCGTTTTGAGAGAGGTGTGATCTCCCTAAATAAAGGCAACTGGAACGCTGCTTTTATTTCCCAATTGTTGGACTTTCCCAACCCCCTAGCCCATGACGACCTTGTTGATGCTTTGGCTTATACGGATCAGGTGGCCTTTACGCCTTACGACAACGATATGGAATTGGACGATTATGAACCTTTTGACTTAGTGAGTGGATACTAATGAATGATTTAATGACATGGTTGATGGGCAATATTGATGAGTGGAGACAATACCGTTCCTCCAACTATGACGAAAAATACAAAGAATACTATCGCATCTGGCGTGGCATATGGGATGAAGGCGACAGGCACAGATCAAGTGAGCGTTCAAGGCTTATATCACCAGCAACCCAACAAGCTGTTGAATCGACTGTAGCAGAGCTAGAAGAGGCTACTTTTGGCAGGGATGTATGGTTTGACCTAGAAGATGACGTATTAGACCCGAACAAAAACGACATTCTTTACTTACGAAACCTTATGAAAGAGGATTTAGAGAAAGAAGGTTGGAAAGAAGCTATCTGCGAGACAATGCTCAATGGTTGTTTGTACGGTACGGGTATTGCTGAGATTTTAACGGAAGAAAAAGAAGAATTATACGCTGTTGAACAGCCCATAGAGGGTACAGATTTAACAGAAAGAGGTGTAGCCACCCGAACCTACGTTTGCGTTAAGCTCAAGCCTGTTTCTCCTTTTAATTTCTCTATAGACCCTGCGGCAACAACGGTAGATGACGCTATGGGAGTTGCTATAGACGAATTAGTGCCTCGACATTTAGTCGTTCAAGGCATAAAAGATGGAGTTTACGAGGATGTAGATTTAGGGAATGCGAGCGTTTCGTATGAAGACCAATATTCGGGTGAAACAAAGCAAATTCCTAGTGAAAATACGATTAAATTATGTAAATACTACGGAAAAGTACCCAAACACTACCTTGTAGACGGTGAAGAGGACAATGACGACATGGTTGAGGCTATTGTTGTGATTGCTAACGACTCAGAGATTATAAAAGCGGTTGAATCACCGTATTTAATGCAAGACCGACCTGTAGTAGCGTACCAACATGACCGAGTACCAAGAAGATTTTACGGTAGAGGCATTGTCGAGAAGGGTTACAACGCTCAAAAAGCTCTTGATGCTGAATTAAGAGCAAGGGCTGACGCTCTTGCCTTAACAACCCACCCTATGATGGCGGTGGATGCTTCAAGACTACCAAGAGGAAGTAAACCTAAAGTTCGCCCTGGGCAGACTATACTGACAAACGGTGATCCTAAGACTATTTTAATGCCTTTTAACTACGGTCAGCTTAATACGGTAAGTTATAAAGAGTCGGCTGAGTTAGAGAGAATGATTACAATGTCCACAGGGGCGATGGATTCGGCTGCGCCACTGGGGGTAAATCCTAGAAATGCGACAATGGGCGGTATGTCGATGATGATGGGTGCTTCTATAAAACGCCAGAAAAGGACATTACAGAACTTTCAAAGCAGTTTCTTAATACCTTCTTTGAAAAAGTGTGCTTCACGCTTTATGCAGTTTGATTCAGAAAGGTATCCGGTAATGGATTACCGATTCAAGCCTCATTCTACGTTAGGTTTAATGGCTAGGGAGTTTGAAACACAGCAACTTATTCAACTCTTACAAGTCACGCAACCTAATTCACCTGTATTTATGATTATATTACAATCTATTTATGAAAACTCTTCTATACAAAATCGAGAACTTATGGTTAGTGCTTTGCAACAAATGTTGCAACAGTCTCAAGAGCCTCAAAGACCGCAGCCAAACCCTGTGGGCATGGCTCAAGTTGAAGTTCAAAATAAACAAGCCGACTTAAAGGCTAGGAAAGATGCTGCTGATGTTCAGCTTAAATCCGCAGAGCTTGCTCTTAAAGGTGAGGCTTTGAGGTTAAAGCGTGATGAAAATGAAGGTAAGCGTTCCGATTCAGCACAGAAAAATGATATAGCCGAGCTAGGTTTGTATTTAAAGAGTCAGATAGAATCAGGCAAGATGGACTCCAGAATGGCAGAAAAGATTTTAGACCGTGTCTCCTGATCTTGAAAAATACTACGATGCAAGGTTAGCTATGTTTGACACCAAAGGGTGGGCTGATCTTTTAGAAGACGTAAAGGCAATGGAAAAGACGGTTGATACGCTAGATGGTGTAACCCCAGAGAACGTAGACTTTAAACAAGGAGAGTTAAGTATTATTAAGTGGATTCTTAATCTTCAACAACAAACCGCAGAGACAATGGAGGAGCTAAATGCCGATGTTTGAGTATCAATGTGATTGTGGCAAAATTACAGAAAAGTTTATGTTTAAAAAACAATCGTCAATAAAATGCAGTTGCGGAAACTATGCTCAATATCGGATATCGGCTCCGTATATAGATTATTTGCACATGGGGGTAGACCCTAATGGCAGTCCTACAGCAGCCGATAAATGGGCTGTGATGCACGAAAAAAAGGCGCAATATAGATGAGTGATTATACAAAATCGGTAAACTTTGCTAGTAAAGATGCTCTTTCAACTGGCGATGCAAACAAGGTAGTCAAGGGTAGTGAAATTGATACAGAGTTTAATAACATTGCCACGGCAGTAGCAACTAAAAGGG